TATTCTATGGTTATGGTACAGAATGTGGTGACTATGTTTGTAAAAAATCATGTTATAATGTTATAGAATCTCAACCTATTGCTTATCCAAATCAACTATTTGAAGACGGTATTGTAGTTGGTATATTTAATCCAAATGAAGCGTTATGTTATGGAAATACAGCATTTAATGCGACTTTGTATGGAGAAGGAACTGAAGATGCAACATTAGCAGATGAAAAATTATTTAATTTTTTAACAGACGGATCTGAAAAAAGAGCAGAAAATTATTTTACAGGATATCATAAAATTGGATATGGATTTACTAGATCTGCAAATCATTCGTGTGGGGAGGATAAATGGTTATTAATAGTATCACTGCACCCTATTGTAATAACTAGCGATCCAAGTAATATATTATCAACAGATCCATCAGTGCTTACTAATCTCTCAAAATTTGTATGGAGTCATGGAGGAACATACTATGGAACTCCTTATGACGTTGAAAATGACAAAGAATTTGCATGGGATCCCGATTATTGGAATTTAGATGATCCATCATCAACAGATGATGATGAAGGACTTACTAATCCATATGCAGTCTGGAGTTTGGATATCACTAGAGACATGAATGAAGGTTATTATAGATACCATGAATTACTCAATTCAAATCCAACAAATGGAATAACATATTTTGGCAATTTGTATTCATTTAATGCTTGCACTAATCAATGGAATAAAAATCCATTTTATCGAACTGGTGGAAATCTAAGACACGCACATAACACATTCAATGGTAAATGGTCGCATAATTGGGGATTACGAAATACAATTGTGATGGCAGCAGCAGAAAACCATGCATATTTTAATTCTCCAAGTATCAGAACAGCAAACTCTGGTGTTGGCATACCAGGAGGAGATCCAGAAAATTTCAGATATGACAGATGGTTTAATTTTGGTCCAACATTTGATCCTAACTTTTATACTCTTGATCCACTTGTACAATGGCATTTGACATCACAAACTGCAATAGAAGCAATATCTGCATTAAACTTTGTAAAAAGACAAACAGATGTAAATTTTCCAAAAATGTCAGAATGGTATATTCCAAGCATAGATGAATTAGCATTTATAGCACACAAAGTGAAATTTAGTGGTCTTAATGATACTATAGTTGCAAATGGTGGAACTCCAATTGGAGATACTATTATTGGAGCAAATGGTTGGGTATGGTCTTCCACTGGAACCTTCAACGAGGGAATAACTTTTGAATACACAAGAACAACAACATTAGGAAATCTACAAGAATATGGTCATTTCTCACAAGCATGGTCAATGAGATTTTTTGACGATAGTGGAACTCCAAGTATATCAGTAATGAAAAAGGATAGAATGGAAAAATTAGAAATAAGACCAGTTAGATTAATCAGATGTGATACAAAACACTACAATAGTACGTCAAATAAAGTATTGTATCATAATTTTTGGAAAATTAATACTTTAGGTCCATTTACAATTGTACGGAGTACTGATTTGGAACCACCTCCTAGTCCATCACCTGGTGGTCCATAAACAATATAAATAATTTAAAATGAATTCATCAATAAACATTAATATATTTTCTTTGAATGGTCCAATTGGACCAACTGGACCAACTGGACCAACTGGTCCAGTTGGACTAACTGGACTTACTGGTTATTCATATACTGGTCCAACTGGAATTGGTGTGACTGGAGTAACAGGAAATAATGGCAATCTTTCAACTGCTTTAATATTTTATGCAATTAATCAAGCATTTACATTTAGCAATTTAATTGGTGAATTAAACACTAATGGTTCTTATGGTGGACCACACACATTTACAATTCAACCAGAAGGAATAGTTGTTCCAGATATATCTGGATTTATAATAAGTAATGCTGCTCCAAAAGAGTACATAAGAGAAGAAACAGTTTTATTTAAAAAAATAAATCTACAGTCAAATGCATTAGAATTTTCAGGAACTAGCGGTTCATCGACTCTTGGATTATTTGGAGGAACCACAGATGCATTTCCGATGGGAAATACAGGAGAATTATTATTCATAAAACCTTCTTCTCCAAATAAAGCAAGAGGGGCAAAAGGGACTAAATGGAATTCAAATTTAAATCAAATGAATTTGAATTTTACAGCATTTAGAGAACCTTTATATTTAAATAATAATTATGCATCTGTAATTGGTGGAAGTGGCGGATTCCAATTTCAATCATGGGAAGAAGCAATACCATTACCAACTTCTTTTGTTTTTTATAATACATACAATCCAGTAAATACTGGAATAACATTTGGAACTGGAAGTTTTTCCACAATAACAGAACCCCAATTTGTATTAGATTTGAATGAAGTTTATATTCTAGATCCAAAAGAAACAATACAACCAAATATTCCAAATAAAATTAATTTAACATTAGCATTTGGTATCACTGGTGGTTCACTGGTAAATAGAATTAATTTTTCTCCGTTGACTGGTTATACTGCGCTTGATACTTTTACTCCACAAGAGGTCACAAGATCAAAAATAGGATCTTGTTGTTTTTGTTCATCAGACACTTCTGAAAAATTATGTTTAGATTATTCTACGCAACAATACTGTAATGAAATTGGTGGAGTTTTCAGTGTAGAGTCATGTATAACTAGATCAAGCACAAATGATTGTTACTTTGAAGGATCATGCTGTATATACGATTCAGCAACATCATCAACTAAATGTGTAAATACAACAGAAAGTAAGTGTTTAGAATATAATGGTTTTTATTTTCCTGGAAAGGTATGCAACGCATGGGTAAATCCAGATGAATATTTTAGTTGCCCATCTAATTATTGTAAAATAAATGAAAAAGGAAGATGTTGTATACGAGGAAGATGTTTTAATTTAACTCTAGAAGAATGTTATGGTGGAATTCCTGGAGCATTGTTTTTTGCTGGGGGAACGTGTGAAGGTGAAACTGCTGATTCTGTTTGTTGTTATGCAGATAATATGTTGGGTGCTTGTTGTAAAGCAGGTACTTGTAGTATAACAAGACCAGAAGACTGTATAGATGGTGGAATTTTTATGGGATCTGGCACTGTGTGTGAAACACAAAGTTGTTGTGGAATATCATTTCAAGAAGATTATTATACGGGAACTAAAGCAAAAGAATGTAAAGCATTTGGACCAGATCAAATTTTTAATTGTCTACAGATAGGAGAAAAGGTTGGTGGAGGATATTTTGCTGGATTTATTGGTATGCCAAATCCCTGTTCTTCATATTTTTCTCCACAAGTTGCATTTGGAGAACCATTAGAATGTAGAATAAGCCCTAGAGGTTTAGTATATGGAAATCCATACTGGAGATGCAAAACATGCATTGGTAATAAATCTGGATCAGATAATCCATCAATTAAATATTTTGCAAGAACATTTCCAGAAGTTCTTCCAGTGGAATCTCTAACTACTAAATGTCTATTAAAAACTGGTGTACCATTTATACAACAAGTATATGAGTTAGATACAGAATCATGGCCATCATCAAAAATGTTTAGAGGAACAGCGGCATTTGATTCTGCAAATGGAACATATGCTTATAATATACAATATTCTGGTATTGCTGTCGAATCTATGAATAATTGGTTATACAAGTATCTTGCATCTAACATATATGGTCAAGATAATATTCATATATTATGGGCATTAATAGTAGCACCAGAAGATGTAGTAGTAGAGGGAAATAAAAATTTAAGATGGGGAATGGTTGAAGGAAGAAATATAAGTGGCACTAATGGAACAGAAAGAATATTTAGTGAAGAAGTACCAACATATCCTGTTGATGGATATCTAACTACAAGAATACACGATAAAACATCAACAGATAATGTAAATATATGGTTTAGACCAGATCAATATGGATATGATCCTTTTGCATATATTAGATTCTCAGTTGGTTCCGGTCCTTTATGGGATAGAACAGTAAGGGAACAAGATATTTCTAATAATTCAGCGCAATTTAAAATTGAATATAATAAAATGTGGGAAAATAATAATCCACTAGATTCTGCTTTAAGACAAATTTCAAACATAAATAGTTCTCAACTATATGGATATAATGATTGGTATATTCCGAGTATAGTAGAACTGAATTACATCTATAATAGTGTTGATGAATTAAATATAGCAATGCTATTAGATGGGGCAAAAGCAATTAATGATGAAAAATATTGGAGTTCTACTAGTGTGTGTAAATTAACATCTTGGGATGATGAGGATTACACCAATAAAGATTCTTATGGGATAGAACAAATTAGTTCACAACTAGAACCTTATCTATCGACTGCAAGAATAAAAAGTGGTCAATTTGGACTAGATCAAGACCAAGCATATAAATTTACAATGGCAGTATGCAATGGTCAAAAAATGTTAACACAAACATTTAACAGTCAAGATCTAAGCAATAATGGAAAAATAGAATCAAATTTTAGAACTAGTAAAATTGCTTCTCTTAGACCCGTTAGAAGAATTCCAATAATAATAACATGTTCTGGATTTAATTATAGTGCATCTATTTTAGATGGAACATATTATACAAGCGACACTGATAAATGTGCATCGTGCATAGATAGAATTGAAGGAATGTGTGATTAATTATGAGTAGTAGTTCTATATCTTCATTTTACTCTTCTGGTAAGTTTGGAAACATAGGTCCAGTTGGTCCTACTGGTCCTACTGGTTCAACTGGACCAACTGGTTCACCTGGACCAACTGGAAGTATTGGATTACATCTAATAGATAGTTATGGAACTGGAAATAGTATCATATTAGAATTTTCAGATGGTTCGACTTTACAAGTAGATGGGGCATTTAAAGGATCTACTTATTTTGAAACAAATATAACTGGATTAAATAACATAGGATCTGGTTTTAATTTATTTGCATCAGTTGTTGGTGGAACTTATTATTTTAAAGGATTGACTGCAACTGGATCAATATATCTTTCATATACTGGACCAAATAATGAATATATTTCAATAGATAGCATATACACTGGTCTTGATGTTCAAGGCACAATAGATACTATTTCATTATATAATTATGGACTGCTTTTCCTAGAATCTAGAACCCAAGCAGCAGGAGTCCCTGTTAAAATTTATACACAGCAGGGATTTATGGGAATATCTGGAGCTCTAAATTTTATGAGATCCGCATTTGATCAACCAGGATCATGTGGTGATTTTGGATACCATTTAAATAGTGGTTCAGTGATAAAAAAAGTTGGACCAGTTCCCAGAACAGTTAATCAACTTCCAATTTATATTGATATATCAACTGCAGGAACATTTATAGCACAAACTCCAATTGGCATTGCTGGATTTACTGGATTGAGCAAATTTACAAAAAATGAATTTATTTCATTTACTATTGTGTTTGATTCAGACGATATTTGGTATTTTCCAGAAAATGTTTATTTTGAACAAGGACAAAATTATTTAACTTGTGGTAAAAGTATTGTTGGATTCATGTCATACGATAAAGGTGAAACATGGTTGGCAACGGTTTCTCAAAGAGGTCATGATGTTAGAAATCCAGATATTCAATGCACCTCTGGATATTTATATGGATCGTGTTGTTATGAAAATGCTGATGGTACTTTAGAATGTAAAGATTATCAATCACGAACACAATGCAATTATTATGGTGGAAATTTTTATCCATTAAAATCATGTGATCAAACTTGCGGTGTTGGCGTTGGTCTTTGTTGCACAAACGGCAAATGCACAGAATCAACAACTGTTGCTGAGTGTGATCTATTTGGTGGATCTTTTTATTATGGTATAACTTGTGGAACCTATCCAAATGATCCATTTGGTAATAATTATGCAGACCCAATCGAAACAGGAAGATTATGTTATGATCCTTGCAAGGATCCAGTGGCGTGTTGCAAAAATGGAAAATGTCTTGGAACTTATTCTAGAATACAATGTGAAAGTATATTAGGCGGAATTGCTATACAAAATGGAACATGTTCTACAGTAGATTGTTGTGATTACACAACTTCAGTTGGTGCGTGTTGTGTTTGTGGAAATACATTTGGAGAAGAAACATGCATTCCAAATGTAACACATACACTATGTGTTACACCCACATCTGAAAGTGGTTTGGGTGGTATTTTTATGGGAGAAGGAGAAAAATGTGATTTAATTACATGTGCATGTGTATGTGATTATATAACTGCTCCACCATCACCACCACCGCAAAGTCCACCACCTCCACCACCGCCAAGTCCACCGCCATCTAATCCTCCTCCACCACCACCGCCAGGTCCACCGCCATCTAATCCTCCTCCACCACCACCTCCAGGATCCCCAGGATCCCCAGGATCCCCAGGAAGTCCACCACCTAATGGTGGTGGAGGGGGAGGTGGAGGAGATGGAGGAGATGGACCACCACCACCAGATGATGGTGGTAGTGGTGGTGAAGGACCACCAAACTGTGGCGAAGGAACTCCAACTGGTGAAAGTCAGTGCTGCTGCCAGCAATTTAGTTATTGCGACAGAAGAACTAATCCCCCAACAAATGTTAGTGTGCAAAGACCACGATGTGGTGCTGAGTTTGTAGTCACTGGTGGGATGCCTGATTTTTGCGCTTTAGTAACAAACGCAAGTAAATGTCCAGAGGTTAATACAGATGTGCAATATTTAGCAAGATGTTGTTATGCAAAAAATAATCCAGATGCATGTCCTGGTGCTCCACCATGTGATGTTTCTGAAGCGACTTGTTCCAGTTTAACAGATGATGAAGCATTAAAATATTTACAAGAATCATCTGGATGTAGTCTAGTAGATCCAGTTGATGCTGCGGCGAACAATAGTCCAGAATGTAAAAAAGCATTATTATGTGGAGATGATGCAGGAATACAAGCTCATTGTGCTTGTGTTGCAACCACAACTGGATGTGGTGGAAATGGTAGTGCATTTCCAGTAAATGATACCAATCAAGAATGCCCAAATCAAGTATCACCAGCTGGATCCTCCCCAGGAACTCATCCTCCGGGCGGAAATGATAGTGGACTTCCACAAGAATTTGGTGCTTGTATATGTCTACCAGGTCCAGGATCAGGTGAAGAACAATGCAGATGTTCTTTTGGTGTTTATCCTGGAATATGTGATGATGGTGGTTGTTCAGCGGTAAGAAATGATTGTAGACTTTCTGAATGTGTAAGATTAGGATTAAGTCCGTGTCCAGGATTGTACAGTTGGGCAGGAAGTGGTTCATGTTCTGGTGGTGCTCCCAGTGCATGTCCAAGCAATCCAGCTCCATTTGAAGGATGCCCAGGATCTGGTGGTCCTCCTATTCTTTTTACTGGTAATGGAGAACAACCAAGTCCACCATCAGAAAAAAGTATCTATACATATGCAAATGCAAATATCAAAGCAGTAAAAATAAATATAAATAATTTAACAACATGTATTCCAGTTTTATGTGGTCCTGATTGTAGTGGATATGAACTATGCGAGTAAATACCATATGTCAATACAATTTAGATCAAGAATAAAATCTACAGTAAATTACACAGAAGTTCTAAATGGAATTGGTGTATGTTGTGATAAAAATGGAAATAAATCACTTAAAGCATTTTACGATTGCTTTAAAGATGGTGGTAATTTTTTTCCTGCAAAAACAATCGACTCTGTTACATGTCCTCCAGCAGATCTTAGATTAGGTTGTTGTTGTTCTTGTTCTTTTATGACAAATACTTCTCTTCTTCCATATCCATGGAATTTTGATGATCCAGAAGGGGGAAATCCTATAGATCCACCTTATCTTGGAGGTGGAGTTGCATGTGGAGTAACAAAATGTGAGTGTGACAGAATTAACGGTAAATGGAAAGAATCATCTGAGACATCTGTAGTTCTAACAACAGAAAATTGGAAAGAGTATTGTGTAAGACCAGCAACAGAATTTGATGAGTCTTCTATTGGTCCTGGAATATTTGGAAAATTTATTGATGCACGATATCCAAGATCTTGTTGCAAAATGGATACACATCCAGAAACTGGATGGCCTACAAATTTAACATGTGTAAATACATGCAATGCAGTAGAATGTGCTGCGTTAGGATCTCCTACATATCCAACAGTATATGATGATGTGTCAACATGTACACAACATCTTTATAGATTAAATGGAACCAATGGAGGACTTTCAACATGTGGAAGTTCATTAAGATTATCTCAAATTGTAAATAAAACAAAACAATATAAAAATTCTGAATTTGGATCGTGCTACACACTAGAATTGTCACAAGAAACAAAATTATACGAATACAACTGCACCATATCTCCAATATTTTTATGCGATGGATACTGGAAAGAATCTACAGATCCATTAAATCCATATTGTAACGATAAATATACTCCAGAAAATCCAACAAAAGTAAATAACATTTATCAACCAGTGTCAATGACCCAAACAGAATTTGACAATTTAAATTTAAAAATTGGTGATGAATATCAAGGAGGAAGGTACATTGGATTATTTGAACCAGGAATTCCAATAAATCCAAAAGGTTCACTTTTATTTGGTAATTTAAATTTTCAAGTACCAGATTATCATTATCCCACAGAAGTTGGGATTGGTGGACAATATAAAAAATGGGCAATAATAGTAAATGAAGCAGTCTATAGACTGCCATTCTTAGAATCAGATGAAAATGATATATTTTATCAAACATCATTATGGGATGGATATTATAACACATACGGTGATTTAAAATTTGAGGGCATAAGAACTAGATTAACAAATTCAATACGAAATAAAAAAAGAAATGGATTTATTGATTATTATCTTCCATCAATTTATGAATTATATTTTTATTCTAAATATATGCTAGAATATATCACATTATATGGGCAATATCCATTAACTGGTAGTTTAGCATCTTCTAGTATTTTTAGCACACGTTACATAAATGCTAATTCAAATAAAACTACTTTAAATAATCAGGGATTAATTTATGGACAAGAAATAGTTGGAAAAAATTCATTTTCTCCAAACCTTAGAACTATTCTTATAAATAAAAAAAGAACAACAGAAGTAATTTTTTTCAGAAGAATCATAATTAATAATTGACTTAATAAAGTATATTTGATATAGTAATATAAAACATGAGAGGTAATTATGGAATCTAATAATATTCAAAATGATGAAAATATTGAGTTTCGCAAAGAAGAAATAAAAAAACAAAATATAGTCCAAAAAAAATTAAATATGATGCAAACTTTTGCATCTGCTATTACTTCTAGAGGATTAAAAAATGAAAAAGTAACCAAACCAATAAAACAATTAAGAGTTTTATCTTGTTTTGGAGATAAAGAACAAGGTGGTGTTCTACCACCATGTGAACATCTCAAAAATAGTAAAACACCTGGAAAACATTTTTGTGGTGGATGTGGTTGTGGAGATAGGCAAGGAACTTGGTTGATTTCTGATGGGGATAGATATTCTAAATTAGACTATCCTAGATTAGCATGTCCGTTACAAATGCCAGGATTTTCAAACTATGAACAAGCAAAACCAGAAGAAGGAATTTCTCCTATAACTAGAAGATTTTATATTGAAGGTTATCCATATGAAAAACTGGATAAAATTTCTGTAACTACATTTGAACCACCCCCAATTAAAAATAAAGAAGAAAAATCAGAACAAAAAGAAAATACAACACAAAATTAATAAAAAAAATCTCCTTATAAATAATATAAGGAGATTTTTCTTATATGCCAGCACAAAATCCAAATTCAAGACAAACTCTTATAGAATACGCATTAAGATCACTTGGTGCTCCTGTTGTTCAAATAAATGTGGACTGGCAACAATGTGAAGATCGCTTAGATGAAGCATTGCAATTTTTTTCAGAATATCATTTTGATGGAGTTCAAAAAGTATATTTTAAATATCAATTAAATCAATCAGATATACAAAATAAATATATTTCAACCACGAATATAATTTCTCCAATTGGTGGCATCGATAGACCAAATGGATCTGACATTGTAAGTGTTATTAAACTTTTTAGATTTGGGAGTTTTACAGGATCTAATATGTTTGACATAAAATATCAAATGGCACTTAGTGATTATTTTGGAATAAATAGAGGTCTTGGGTCTAGTCAATCTCTTCCACTAGCAAACTATGACATGACGATGCAGTATATTAGTTTAATTGAAGAATTTTTTGCTCCAGAAAAATCTATAAGATTTAGTAAGGTCACAGATAAAATCTATATTGATAGCGACATGAGTGAAATTAATGCTAATGACTATCTTATAATTGAAGCGTATGCAGTTTTAGATCCAGATGAATATCCAAAAATATATAATGATAGATTATTAAAAAAATATTTAACTGCTCTTATTAAAAAACAATGGGGATCTAATATGGCAAAATATGATGGTGTTCAATTGCCAGGTGGTATTACATTTAAAGGTGCTCAAATATATCAAGAAGCAATTAATGAAATTGCTATAATCGAAAACGAATTACGAACAACACACGAATTACCAATTGATTTTATGTTAGGATAAAAATGGCAGTAAACCCATATTTTAAAGACTATTCTGGTGAACAACAATTATTAGATGAATTAACCATCGAAACCATAAAAGTTATGGGAAGAGATTTAATATATCTTCCCAGAGAATATTTTAAAATAGATCCAATATTTGGAGAAGATCCAAAAAGTTATTTTAAAAATGGTCATATAATTGAAATGTATGTTAGAGAAACTTTAAAATTTGGTGGAAATCGTGACGTATTAACAAAATTTGGTGTAACCATAACTGACAGATTAACTATTGATTTATCAATAACAAGATTTTCTCAAGAAATAAGTGCAAAGCATCCAAATATTAAAAAACCAAGAGAAGGAGACTTAATCTATTATCCTCTATCTAGGTCTATATTTGAAATTAATTTTGTTGAAGATGAAGAACCATTTTATCAATTTGGAACACTTACGACATATACATTGTATTGTGAACTCTTTACTTATTCACATGAAAATATCGACACTGGATTTGAAGAAATTGATCAAGTATATGAATTAAGAAATAGTTATGCAGAGATACTTGGATTAACAGGAAACAGCATTTCTGCATTTTCAAATTATTCAAATGGTGAAAAAATATATCAATCAATTGGGTTTACTGGTTCTGGTGCTACACTTTCAAATTCAACTGCTACAGGAACCATAGTAGAATTTATGTCTCTTGATACTGGGCAAGCGAGTACAATATATTTAACAAATAAAACTGGTACATTTATAGTTGGACATACTGTAAAGGGAACAATATCAGGTGCAGAATATTTAGTTTCTGGAGTAACATTGAGTAATGTAAATATCGCTAAAGATCCAGTTGATCCAGATGTTGGAACTAATAATGATGCAATAGAGAGAAATGCATATACAATTGAGTTTTCATCTGATAATCCATTTTCTGAGAATTGCTAATGTTTTCAATAAATAACACATACTATAACGAATCAATACGAAAAATGGTAACTGCTTTTGGAGCATTATTTAATTCTATTTATATAATAAGAAACAATGAATTAAATCAGATAAGTGAAAAAATTCGTGTTCCACTTGTTTATGGACCAAAAGAAAAATTTATCTACAGAATAAAAACAGAAGCACAGATAACAGATAATACACATGTTCAAATAACTTTACCGATAATAGGATTTGACATGACTAGTATAATGTATGACACAAATAGAAAAATTAATAGATTAACAAAAAGAATAGTTGGAGACAGATCAGCATATTCCGAGATTCCATATAATATTAATTTTGGATTATATGTCTTTACCAGAAATATAGATGATAATCTTCAAATAATGGAACAGATATTACCATACTTTACACCAGAGTTTATGGTTTCAATCAACATAGATGATGTGCTTTATCCCAGTGTAGACATACCAATTGTATTAAATAGTGTTGCAATGAATGAGGATTATGAGGGAGATTATCAAACAAGAAGAACAGTAACTAGTGTGTTTGATTTCACTATGAAAGGGTTTGTATATAACAAATTCTGTGATCCAACTACTGGTATTATTAAAAATTCAGAATTAACTCTAGGTATAACTGCAAGTGGATTTACTGCGCAGATGGATTATATATCAGATCATCAGCAACCGATATATTTTACTATTTTTGAAGAGGATGTAAATAATGAATGAAAAAAGTGATAAAGTATTATCTGATATTTTAAATATCCCAGAAACAATTATGAAAGCGGAAGAAACCCCAGACATAATTCAAAACACCAATCCAATTAAATCAATAAAAAGACATAAAAAAGAATTAGTCAATCAAGACTTCAATGAGGCAAGATTGAATATGAAAGATTTAATCAACACTGGATTTGAAGCAATAGATGGAATGATGAAAGTTGCAACTGCAAGTGATTCACCAAGAGCATATGAAGTAGTATCTATATTATTAAAAACAATGACTGAAATGAATTCAGAATTAGTTTTACTTCATGAAAAAGCAAATAAAGCAATACCACAAACAAAACAAGTTCAAAGCACAACAAACAATTCAATTTTTGTTGGATCCACGAAAGATTTACAAAATTTAATAAATCAATCCAGAAGTCAATTAAAAACAATTAATAATGAGAATATGAATGACGAAGCATAAAGATGGATATCTGGGAAATCCAAATTTAAAACCAGTTGGTGTTCAACAACAATTTACGCCACAACAAGTACAAGAGTATATAAAATGTGCCACGGATCCTATTTATTTTATTAAAAATTATGTAAAAATAGTTTCAGTCGATAAGGGTCTAGTATCCTTTGATATGTATGACTATCAACAAGAATTAATAAAGACATTGCATCTAAATAGATTTGTTATTGGTAAACTTCCAAGACAGACAGGAAAGACAACAACTGTTGGTTCCTATTTATTGCACTATGTGCTATTTAACCAAAATGTAAACATCGCAATATTAGCAAATAAACAAGCAACTGCTATTGAAATTTTAAGTAGAATTAAAATGGCATTTGAATATTTGCCAAAATGGTTGCAACAAGGTGTAGTTGAATGGAATAAAGGTTCTATAGTTCTTGAAAATGGATCTAGAATAATTGCTGCAGCAACATCGTCATCAGCAATTCGTGGTGGTTCATTTAATATTATTCTTCTTGATGAGTTTGCTCACATTCCAATTCAAATTGCAGAAGAATTCTTTTCATCTGTATATCCAACAATTACATCTGGTCAATCTACCAAGATGTTTATAATTTCAACCCCAAATGGATTAAACATGTTTTATTACTATTGGAAAGGTGCAATTAATAAACAAAATGGTTATATTCCAGTAGAAGTGCACTGGAGTCAAGTTCCATTGTATCCTGGTGGACCGTTGCGAGATGAAAAATGGAAAAATGAAATGATTAGTAAAACTTCAGAGAAGCAATTTCAAAGTGAATTTGAATGCGACTTTGTTGGATCTTCCAATACCCTTATTTCTTCTACTAAACTACACACTATGGTTTTTAACAAACCAATTATGAGAACAAAGGAAGGGTTAACAATACACGAAGAACCCATTCGAGAAGATGAAGAGAAAAAAACACAAGACCATATTTATTTTATTACAGTAGATACGGCACGGGGTCAGGGAAAAGATTACAGTGCATTTGTTGTTGTAGATGTTACTCAATTTCCATATAAAGTGGTTGCTCAATATAGAAATAATACAGTATCTCCATTATTATATCCATCCATCATTAAAACTGTAGCAAAAAAATACAATAATGCATATGTGATGATTGAAATTAATGATATTGGTTCGCAAGTTGCTGATATCTTACACAGTGATCTAGAATACGAAAATATTGTAAAAACCAGTTTTATGGGAAGAAAAGGTCAGACAATAACGGAGGGATTCGGAGGAGCAAAACAGAATCATCTTGGTCTTAAAACATCTGTAGCAACTAAAAAAGTTGGATGTGCTGTTCTTAAAAATTTAATAGAAGAAGATAAATTAATTATTGAAGATTTTGATGTAATTAACGAGTTGACTACCTTTGTGTCAAAGAAGAATAGTTACGAAGCGGATGATGGTCATAACGATGATCTTGTTACTTGTTTGACTATTTTTTCCTGGTGCACACGACAAGAATTTTTTAAAAATTTGACAGATCTGGATGTAAGACTTGCAATGTATTCTAGGGAAATTGAAAAAATAGAAGATGATCTACTTCCATTTGGATATTATGATGATGGGTCTGATGAAGAAATCAGTCCAAAGGAAGAGGAAGAATGGACTGGAAATTCTGGTGACAAATGGTTAATCAGAGATAAAAAAGAAGTGAAATCTCTATTTAAGATAAATACTATATATCCAAACAATTACGGTGATATCCTTTAGATTATTGAAAATACAATTTTAATATATATTTTGTAGGCACAAATATTAAAGGAGAGACTAATGGCCAGACCAAATGTAACATTTAGATTAAACGACCAGGCACTAACAGCAAAAGCACAAGAACAACCAACTATTAAGATGATTGGTGCTATGTTATCTGATGGTGCACAACTATACGGATTAGCAAGAGCAGGAGAAACTACAAATGGTTATATGTTTATACCAAATGTAAACGATCTTTATGCAAGATTGACTTCAATGGTTACTTATATTGCTGGTGGATCATATACATCCACCACTGTAAGCATTGGAGAATGTGCATCTGGATATATCAATGGAACATACAGCGGAACTGCATTTGAAGGAGCAGGACAATTTGGTCTTTGCGGTGGTAGAACAGCATTTAGGGAAGAATTCTGGGCACTTAATAACTTCCTACAATATGGTTCTCCATGCTATGTTGGATTTGGATTTACAGCATCAATGCATGGTGGTTCAGGATTTAATGCTCTTCTTCAAGATGTTATCTTTGATGTTATCTTCCAAGGTAGAAGCGGTATTGAATCAATTGCTGGAGTTACAGCAATCGTTGAAAATAAGAAAAATAACGATCAACCAGTATTTGGTGTTCTAAATGTTCCATCCGGATTGGTTCCATCAACAGGATTTACATATCCAGAAATATTCAATACAACAAATGGAGTATCTGGAGACTTCCACTATACTCTAGTTTATGGAGAAAAAACCCATCTTGGAGCAAATGGTGGAACTGATGTTCTAGTCACAACAATTCTAGCACCAGATGTTGCTGGTTGCATCGCAAGAACTGACAGAGATTATTATCCTTGGTACTCACCAGCAGGATCTAAAAGAGGTCGTATTCTTGATGTGACTAAGTTAGCAAGAAATTTAACTTCCAGTCAACAAGATGTTCTCTTTGATAATGGAATCAATCCTGTTGTCACCTTCCCAGGCGAAGGAACATTCTTATACGGTGATAAATCTGCATACAATAAAGATAGCACTCTATCTCGAATTAACGTTGCAAGATTATTCATCAATCTTAAGAAGACTCTTGGAGCACTTGCTCGTACAACCATGTTCGAACAAAATACACCAGATACTCGCAGAGCATTTAAATTATCAGCAGAAAAAATTCTAAATGATATATTGGCGCAAAGTGGTATTACCGATTATAAAGTAATTTGTGACGAATCTAATAATCCACAAAGTGTTGTTAAAAATAATCAATTCTTTGCAGAAATATTAATTAAACCAATTACTTCTGTAAACTTCATTACAATAACTCTCACAAACGTGGATTTAGAAGCAAATATTAATTCCTAAAAACCAATAGTTCATAAAGTTCGTCAGCAAATTTAGATGAAAACACAGCATTAAACTAATAAAAGAGAGGCATACACATGGCAATTCAAACAGTATCACAATTTAGAAGCCTATTTAAAGGTGTTCGTTCAAACAGATTTAGAGTAATAGTAAACTGGCCAGATAGATTACGAAATAAACCATCACAGGAAAAATCAGAAGTTTATATTAAAGCAGCAGATATTCCAGAAGCAAGCATTGGTCAAATCAATGTTCCTTGGATGGGTAGAAGTATTAAATTTTCTGGTGAAAGATCCTATAGTGACTGGGCAATTCAAGTTTATGAGTCCAATGAGAATCAGTTTGATGTTAGAGGTGCAATGGAAGAGTGGATGGAACTCATGGATGGAAGAGATCTGCACAACATTGACTACAATGTAACTTCTGGTGTTTGGGAAATTCACTATGCAGATAGTCCATCTGGATCAACCACTGCAGATAAAAAATTCAGAAGAGGTATTAGACTCTGGAACTGCTTCCCAATTAATGTTGGAGCACTTCAAATGGATTACGATGTAAATGATGCATTTGCATTGTTCCCAGTTACACTGGCATTTGACTATTGGGAACCAATTCGTTCTGGTGGTGGTCTTTCAGATCAATTTAGCACAGTAAGTGGTGCTGAATTGAGTAGAGTAAATGAAGAAGTCTAAATAGACTAGATACAAAAATAAAGGTGATTTTTATATGGCATTTAAAGTATTTGGTTTTGAGTTTGGAAAAAACTCATTAGCGTCTGAAGTGGGGGAGGGCCTTTCTGGAGGCTCTCCCTCTACTTTATCATTTGCAGCACCAGAAAATTATGACGGAACTAATATAATTGAAACTGGCGGTTTCATGAGTTCCGTTTATGATTTTGGTGGTTCATTTTTAGATGAAAATTCATTAATAAATCAATATCGTTCAATGTCTTTATATCCTGAAGTTGACATGGCAATTGAAGATATTGTCACAGAATCTATAGTAATCAATAGCAATGGAGAGTCTATAAAGTTAAATTTAGATTCTGTTAATCTTTCTGATAATATTAAAAGTAAAGTTTATATCGAATTTGATAACATTTTAAAAATGTTAGATTTTAAAAATAAAGGTTATGAAATTTTTAGAAGATGGTATATAGAAAGTAAATTATATTATCAATTAATAATAGATGTCACATCACCAGAAAAAGGAATTATTGAATTAAGAGCAATCGATCCAACAAAAATAAGAAAAGTAAGAAAAATAGAAAAAGAAATAAAAAATGTAAATGGAATGCAAGTTCCATTGGTAAAAAAAATAGATGAACATTATGTCTATACAGATATGGAAGTCACTTCCACATTTACAACATCTGCTTCTGGTATTAAAATAAGTTCAGATTCAATAACATATTGTAATTCTGGTTATATGGATCAATTAACTAAAAAAGTTGTAGGGTATTTGCATAAAGCAATTCGTCCTTTAAATATGCTCAGACAAATCGAAGATGCTGTAGTAATTTACAGAATTTCGCGTGCTCCAGAGCGAAGAATATTTTATGTTGATGTAGGAAATCTTCCAAAACAAAAAGCAGAACAATATTTAAAAGATTTAATGAATCGCTATAGAAATAAATTAGTTTATGACTCTAGCACTGGAGAGATAAAAGATACCAGAAATCACATGTCAATGTTAGAAGATTTTTGGTTGCCAAGAAGAGAAGGTGGAAAAGGAACTGAAATTTCCACTCTTCCTGGAGGACAAAATTTAGGTGAAATGGAAGATGTAGAGTATCTTTTAAGAAAATTATATCGTTCATTGAATGTTCCTTTAACCAGAATGGAAGTTCAAACTGGATTCAATCTTGGTAGAAGTAGTGAAATAACCAGAGATGAAGTTAAATTTTATAAATTTATTGAAAGATTAAGAAATAAATTTTCATTTTTATTCATTGATATTTTGAAAAAACAATGCATTCTTAAAGGTATTATGACACTTGATGATTGGAATGACATATATCATGATCTGCGTTTTGAATTTGTTAAAGATTCATATTTTACAGAACTAAAAGAAAATGAAATTTTAAGAGAAAAAGTTGAAATGTTGACAACTCTTGCAACTTATAGTGGTACTTTATTTTCTAATAAATATATTCGTAAAAATATACTAAAGCAAACAGATGAAGAAATTGCTCAAATGGATAAAGAAATAGAGACTGAAAGACAACAACAATTGCAGCAACAGATACAAATGCAACAGTTGGGTCTGGAAGCAGAACAATAATATAAATATAAGACAGGAGAATAAAATGTCCAAAAGTCAACAAATAATTGAAAATATATTAAAAAATAATTTAGTTGAAGCAAAACAACTAATCGAAGAATCCTTGTTATCTCGCGTAGGAGAAATTTTGGAAACAAAAATTGAAGAAATTGCTCCAAGTATGGTCAGAGAATCATCCGATGAAGGTAGTGAATATAAAGAAAAAGATACAAGACCACGAAAAAGATATATTGACGATTCTGATGACAATAATAAAAAAAAGAAAAAAAATAAAAAAGTTCAAGAATCTATCTCCGATGAAGTAATTCCAAATCAAGATGATGATATCATCATCTTGCAAGATGATGATGAATTTAATAACTTTATTGATCAGATTCAAGAAATTGTTGAAGAAATTGAACAAGAAACTGGAGAAGAATTAACAGAAGAAGAAATAATTGCACTTGGAAAAGAATATTTAAATCTTTTAAATGAAGAATTTGAATCTGAAGTTGAATTAGAAAATGAAATTGAAGATGAAGATGAAGATGAAGGTGTAATAGAAGAAAAAAAAGATCTTCCAGGAAATCAAGAAGCAATAGATGTTGCTGAACCAAAAGGCACAATAAATGGTGCAGATTTCAAAAAACTTCGTTCAATGAGAGGTAAAAAATAAATGAAATTAATCACCGAAACCATCGAAGACATCCAAACCATTGTCGAATCAAATGAAGCAGGAGCAAAAAACTACTTCATCAAAGGTGTTATGATGGAAGCTGGTGTTGTTAATAGAAATAAAAGATTATACAATGAAAGTGTTCTTAAGAAAGAAACAAAAAGATATATTAATGAGTATGTGTGTAAAAATAGAGCATTGGGTGAATTAAATCATCCATCTGGTCCAACTGTTAATCTTGATCGTGTATCCCACATGATTGTAGATTTAAATGAAAGTGGAAATCAGATACATGGAAAAGCAAAAATTATAGATACCCCGATGGGTAAAATAGTCAAAAGTTTAATTGATGAGGGTGCTCAGTTGGGTGTTTCGTCAAGAGGAATGGGTTCTTTAAAATCTCAAGGTGGAGTTAATGTAGTTCAAGATGACTTTACTCTTGCAGCAATTGATATAGTTGCTGACCCTTCTGCTCCAAATGCATTTGTTGACGGCATCTTAGAAGGAAAAGAATGGATTTGGAATAATGGTCTTTTGGTTGAAAAAGAAATTGCAGCATATCAAAAAGAACTAAAAAGAACACCAAGAAAAAAATTAGAAGAAAATGCTATTAAATTATTTTCTGATTTTTTGAGGAAAATTTAATGTCAGATAGAAACAAAACAAAAGAAGTATTATTAAATGAATTCATAGGCACTGCTGTTGCTCTTGGTACAGCAGCAGCACTTGGTGGTTTAGTTTATTCTGGACAAAAAAAAGGAACGGGATTTAGATATAGATTTGGAGAAAGACTAAAAGCACTTCCATCATATATTTCTAGGGAAATACAAAAAGATACTTTATCAAAAATTAATAAAAGACATGCAGATTACCATGCTCAAATAGCAAGTAAGTACGATTTAGCACCACAACAATATGCTACAATATTAGGACAACACCACGAAACTAATTCTAGATTTAGCGATAGAGAAAGATTAATATCTGAAATAAAACCCTATATATCAAAAGCATTAAATGATGGCGTACCAAGTCTTCGTAAAGCAGGATTAAATCCAGATACAGAACCATTTACAAAATACTATACTGGTGCATCACACATTCCTGAATTTCATGGAAAAAGTGTAACAGAAGTTGCTAATATGCATAAACAACATTATGTGGATCCACGAACTGGAAATAAAGTTCTAGATTCACACGGGAATCCATACACTATTGGCGATGCAATGCAACCAACAAGACTTGAACAATTAGATTATATAAATCCTGCTGCAGCAGATTTTAGAAAAAAAGTACAATCTAGTATATTTGCGCCACAAACACAAATAGCAGATAAATTAAGACAAAATATACAAAACACTAGTTCACAACCAAATCCAAAAATAATTGCAGATCTGAATAAACAAAAACAAGATCTAAAATTAGACAGAGATGCTTTACCTTTAGCAACAGAACCAGGCATATCTAACGCAGAAAGAGTAAAAAGAGCGTTACATAAAGGATTCAGGACAACTGTTGATTTTGCAAGAACTGCTTTTTAAAAATCAAAATATTATTTTTTCTAAATAGAAATAGACAAATTGGAGATATTATATGGCAAACGAACAAATGTATTCAGACCCCAAATTATACAGTGATGCGCACGGTAAAGGTGCAGTTATTAACCAACCACTTTCTACACCAGAATTAGCAGTACAAAATATGAAAACTTTAAAACCAGGTGGAGGTGCATATGTTCAACTTCCTGGTGGTCAACAAAACGTACAAAACACAAATGAAGACGAAGAAAAACAAAATGAATCTGAGATTGATACGGATTATTTAGAAAGTCTTTTTGATGGGGAAAATCTATCAGAAGAATTTATGAATAAAGCAGCAACAATTTTTGAAGCAGCAATTCACGAAAAAGTAAATATTATAGAAAATGCAATTATTCAGGCTGCTCACGAAATTATTGAAGAACAAGTTCAAGAAAAATCAAAAAATTTAACTGAGCAACTTGATCAATATTTAAATTATGTAATTACTGAATGGATGGAAGAAAATAAAGTTGCAGTTGAAAATGGTCTTCGCACAGAAATTGCAGAAAACTTCATGCTTGGTATTAAAGAATTATTAGAAGAAACATTTATTGATGTTCCTTCTGAAAAATACAATCTAGTCGATGAACTTGCAGAAGCAAACGAAGAACTTCAAAATCAATTAAATGAACAAATCAAAAAGAACATTGATCTTTCAAATGAAATAACTGCCCGTTTATGTGCAGAATCATTCTTTGAGATTTCAAACGGTTTGACTGATACTGAAGTCGAAAAACTTGCAACTCTTGCAGAGGGAATTGAATTTGCAAATGTAGATCAATACAAGGAAAAAGTAAAACTTCTAAGAGAGTCATATTTTAATAAAAAATCATCACTAACTATAAATCAACAAAATCTTGTTGAAGAAAATTTAAATCCAAATGCATCTAGAGAAGCAGTAGATCCAACAATGACATCACTAGTTAATGCAATTGGAAGAATTAATAAAAACAGAGCAAAACCAGCACAAACAATTTCAGAAAAAACTAATGCTGGAAAATTATTGAATATGATTAACCCAAACTTCACTACAGATCAGTATATCTGAAAATATTCAATTTACTAAATAATAAAAGACTTTAAGGAGAGAAAAATGGATTTTAATGGAACAACCCCTTACGACACACTAGTAGAAAAATGGTCACCAGTATTAGATCATGCTGAGATGGACCCAATTAATGATCTTCACAAAAAACGAGTAACTGCTGTTCTTCTTGAAAATCAAGTTAGAGCAATGCAAGAGGAAAGAGTACAACAAAATCTTTTCGAAGCAGCACCAACTATGAATGTTGGTGGTAATTTTGTTACTGGTCAAGTTGGAGCAGGAGGAAATTTTGCTGGTTATGACCCAATCCTCATTTCACTAGTTCGTAGAGCAATGCCAAACATTGTTGCATATGATATTGCTGGTGTTCAACCAATGAGTGCACCAACTGGTCTTATCTTTGCAATGCGCGCTAAGTATAACAATATTAATTCCACCGAAGACGCATTGTTTGACGAAGCATGGCCAAAGTTCTCTGGTGCATCTGGCGCAGCAGTAAATACCGCTATAGCAATTGGTCCAACTGGTTTACTATCTGGACACACTCTCGGTGTAGAACCAATTACTGACAGTTTCAGTGGAACTCGCGCTGATCTATTCTCAGATTTCCGTGGTATGCTTACTAGCACCGCAGAAAAACTAGGAGATGGTAGCAATTACTTCCGTGAAATGGCATTCAGCATTGAACGCATTGCTGTACAAGCACGCTCACGCGCACTCAAGGCAGAATATACCACTGAACTTGCACAAGATCTCAAGGCAGTTCACGGTCTTGATGCTGAGTCAGAACTTGCAAATATTCTCTCAGTTGAAATCATGAACGAAATCAACCGCGAAATTCTTCGCGCAATGTACACTGTAGCAGTTACAGGTTGCAAACACAGCGATCTTGCAAATACAGGAAGTGGCGGTGGAGTATACGATCTAGTTGCTGATTCTGACGGTCGTTGGAGTGCAGAACGCTTCCGTGGACTTATGTTCCAAATTGAACGCGAAGCAAATCAAATTGCTAAGGATTCTCGTAGAGGTCGTGGTAATTTCCTTCTTTGCAGCGCAGATGTTGCATCAGCACTTGCAATGGGTGGATTCCTCAATCTCTCACCAGCACTCAATGTTCAAATGAATGTTGATGACACAGGAAATGTCTTTGCTGGTGTTCTAAATGGTAAGTACAAAGTATACATTGATCCATTTATCAAGAATAATGTAAACTTTGTAACCGTTGGATATAAGGGAACTTCACCATATGATGCTGGTATGTTCTACTGCCCATATGTTCCTCTACAAATGGTTCGTGCAGTTGGTCAAGACACTTTCCAACCAAAGATTGGATTCAAGACTCGTTACGGTCTAGTTGCCAATCCATTTGCTAAGGGTCGTGATGCCATCGCCACTGATACTGATGGTCTTACATCAAATAGCAATGTCTATTACCGCCTCTTTGCCGTTAAGAACCTCCACGGCAACACTGGTAACTAAACTAGTCTAGGATAAAGTTATAGGAAACCCACAGGGAAACCTGTGGGTTTTCTTTTATAAATACTAATATGGCACAAACTGTATATCAGACTCTTCAAGATATAATCACACAGTTAGGATTTAATACTCCTGCTGATTTATTGAATGTAAATCCAACTACACCAACAAATCCAAATCATTTAACAAATAATAAATTTAGATTTTATATCAAGAGATGCCCAACTGTAACATATTTTTGCCAAAGAGCAAATATACCAGCACTAAGTTTTGGAACATCTGTGCAAGCAAATCCAACAGGAATATCATTAAGAAGACCAGGAACTTCATACACATATGAAGATCTTCAAGTTGGATTTATAGTAAATGAAGATATGACCAATTGGTTGGAAATTCACAATTGGATAAAAGACCTTGGTGTTGGTTACAATGGTCATTCTGAAATAATAGAAGAAGCGCAAAAAGATTCGTCAGCAATGCTATTAGTAACTAATAGTAAATACAAACCATCTTTATGTATTTCTTTTCATAACATATATCCAACATTTTTATCTGGAATTGATTTTGACAGCGCACAAACAGATACAGATTCAGTAGTATCCACATGTACATTTGCATATTCATACTACACCATAGATGTGTTGACAAATCCATAAAATAAAGTACAATATTAATTATGACATTAGATGAAATAAAACAACAAGCAGAATTGGATGTTTCTATTGATGCAAATCATTTAGAAGATGAATCAATTAAAATTCCACAACTCCACAACAAGTATCTTTGCATATTGATGGATGAAAAGATAATTTTAGAAAAATTAGAATCGAAATTAAAGATACTTAAACGAGATAAGTGGTTATATTATTCTGGTAAAATGACAAAAGAAGAACTAAAAGAAAGGTCATGGGAACCATTTGATCTCGCAATTATTAAACAAGATCTCGACCGTTTTATTGAAAGTGACAATGATGTTATTATCTTATCTAACAAAATTTTTGTCCAAGAACAAAAAATAAGTTATGTAGAGAGCGTGGCAAAGATAATATCAAATAAGATATGGAACATTCGTTCAACTATAGAATGGGTTAAGTTTACTCAGGGATCATGATTAAAATTAAAGACATAGATTCAGTTTACATTGAAATTGATTGTGAAAAATCAATTGCAAAGGAATTAAGTCTATTTTTTACTTTTAAAATTCCCAATTCTGAATACAATCCAGCATTCAGAAAGAAAAAATGGGATGGAAAAATTCGCCTATTCAATCTACTAACACAAAAAATATACAAAGGATTACTTCCCTATATCTTTAAATTTGCTCATGACCGTGGGTATAAAGTAGAGTACGAAGCAACGCTTTTACCAGATGATTCAGAAGTTTCATTTCCAAAAGTATACTCTAATGGAAATGAAATTCAACCTCATGATTATCAAATTGATGCAGTAAAACACGCATTAAAATACAGAAGATGCTTGCTTATCTCCCCTACTGGTTCTGGTAAAAGTTTAATTATATATTTAATGTTACTTGAACTTTTAAAAAGAACAAAACAAAAAATATTAATTGTTGTACCAACAACAGGATTGGTTACTCAGATGAAATCAGATTTTGAAGATTATGCAAATTCAAAAGAGTTTTCAAAATTAATACATCTGATATATGGTGGACAGAATAAACAACCAACATCAAGAATCGTAATTTCTACATGGCAAAGTTTATATGATCAGGAAGAATTATTTTTTAATCAATTTGATGCAATCATAGGAGATGAATCTCATCTATTTAAAGCAAAGTCATTGACTAAAATAATGACTAAACTTAAAAATTGCAATTATAGAATTGGAACCACAGGGACACTTGATGGCACACAGGTACATAAGTTAGTTCTTGAAGGATTATTTGGTTCTGTGTATCAAGTCACATCGACAAAAGAATTAATCGACAAGGAAGTTCTTGCTCAACTTTCTATACAATGTTTATTAGCAAAATATCCAGAATCGGATATTCAAGAAATAAAAAGAGCAAAATATCAAGAAGAAATAGAATGGTTGGTTTTAAATGATAGACGAAATAAATTTATATGTGATCTTGCTAATAGCGTTTCTGGTAATGTTCTTATTCTTTTTAATTTTGTTGAGAAGCATGGAATACCCCTTTATCAATCCATTTCACAGAAAAATAAAAAACAAACATATCTCATATGTGGAAAAACAGAAATTGAAGAAAGAGAACAAATAAGAAAAATTGTCGATAAAGGTGATAATAGTATATTAGTTGCATCATATGGTACATGTAGCACTGGCATCAATATTAAAAATATACATGCAATAATATTTGCTTCCCCTTCTAAATCTGTTATTCGTGTATTGCAGTCAATAGGAAGAGGATTAAGAAAATCAGAAACCAAGAATAAAGTGACTGTATATGATATTGGTGATGATCTGAGTTGGAAAAAATATAGAAATCATGCACTCCGACATCTTGATGAGCGTATAACCATATATACTAATGAGGGTTTTCAGTTCAGTAAAATTAAAATTAATCTAGGAGTTTAATTTATATGAATTTAAAAATATTTAAATTAAGAAGTGGCGAAGAAATAATTTGTCAAGTTATTGAAGAATTGAAAACAAAATATAAAATTTTAAATCCACTTGTATTTAAATCAACATCATCATTTGATCAACACGGATCGTATGATATGACTATTTTACGCGATTGGTTAGAGCACACTGATGTTAAAACAATCACAATACCAAAAAATCATATAGCATTAGAAATGGTTCCAAATGATGATACAGTGAATTTATATAATTTACAATTAAAATCAGAAAAAGAAATAACTGAAAAAATTGTAGACATACAAAATGAACAAAATGTAAATGATCTCAATGGTATTTTAGATTCTATTTTGGGTGATATAATGCAATCAATGCAATCACAACACGAACATGAAGAATTATCATGGAATAAACCAAAAAGAAAACATAAATTACGAAAACCACACAGTAATCAATTTTCTCTTCCTTCCCCAGAAATGAACCCAGGGGAAATGGATAGACATGGCATATATGTTTCAATGATGATTCCAGCAGAAGCATTGATGAACTTAATAACTTCTGGTCTTTTAAATCCAAAGGATCTTTTAAAAATGATAAATGAAGTAAAAAAGAAAAATCGTTTTACTGGCGACGAAACAGATAGACAAGATTTTGGAAATAAACTTTCTGATTGGAATCCAAATCCAGATTCTAATGATTATAAGTAAGAAACTTAGAAATCTAAAACTTCTTTATTCCCACACAGAAATTATACACACAAGTATAGAAATCTGTCAAGAGCATATCAATGAATTTTATAAAAAAACTATACAGACACTTGCAACAATACATTGATATGCTATACTTTGGTTAATATGAGCAAAAAAATAGATATAAAAAACATAAACAAAGAAGATGAAGAAATCATCAAAGACGAAATAAAAAGTGTAAGACATTATATAGATAATGAAAAATTTTGCAAATCCATGACTGAGTGGAAAAAAAAAGTAGAAGAATATGAGGAATCTGGAGAAGAGAAAAAACCTCCTATATCTGATTATATTGCTGAATGCTTTTTAAAAATTGCAGAACATTTATCACACAGACCAAATTTTATTAATTATCCATTCAGAGATGATATGATTGGTGATGGGGTTGAAAATTGCATATTATATGCACATAACTTTGACCCAGATAAGTCATCAAATCCATTTTCCTATTTTACTCAAATAATATATTATGCTTTTCTGAGAAGAATTGAAAAAGAAAAAAAACAAGCATATATTAAATATAAAGCATTACAAATGAATGACTTTGATGGGAAAATAGTTGATTGGTTAAAATCTCAACCAGATATTGCTTCTTATTCTGATTTTTTATCTAAACATTTTTCGTTAACCGAAACAGATTTGGAAAAAATGGAACCAAAAAGAAAATTAAAAAAGAAAAGGAAAAAAAAGTGAAAATTGCTTTTATAAATGACACTCATTTTGGAGTGCGAAATGATTCTCCCTTTTTTTTGGAACACATATTGTCATTTTTTGAAAATACTTTTGTACCTTATCTAATTGATAATAAAATAAATACAGTAATTCATCTTGGTGATTTTTTTGATCGAAGAAAGTATGTAAATTTTAACACTCTATCTTTGGTCAGAAAAAGATTTATAGAACCATTGATTGCACATAATATTGACATGTATATAACTTTGGGCAATCATGATACTTACTTTAGAAACACAAATGAAATTAATTCTTTACAAGAACTTTTGTCAAGATATAAAAATTTTACAATCATAGATCATCCAGTTCAAATTGAATTTGATCATCTTTGTATAGATGTCATTCCTTGGATTACTAATGAAAATTTAGAATCTACTTTACATTTTATTGAAAACTCAGATTCACTCATGGTATGTGGACATTTAGAAATTGCTGGGTTTCAAGTCATGAGTGGAATAAAACACAATTATGGTCTTTCAATAAAAACATTTGAAAAATATGAGATGGCATTATCTGGGCACTTTCATATAAAACAAAATGAAGGTAATATTTTTTATCTTGGCAGTCAATATCAAATGAACTTTGGCGATGTCAATAGTAAAAAAGGATTTCATGTATTAGATACAGAAACAAGAGAGTTAACTTTTATTGAAAATATAAATGATATATTTCACATTTTTCATTATGATGATTCTAACGACCAAGGTATAAAAGATATTGCTAATTTTATTTCAAAAAAAGATTTAAAAAGTTCTTTTGTTAGGGTTTTTATCAGAGAGAAAAATAAACAAATTATATTTGATAAATTTATGGATGCACTTTGGTCAAAAGGTGTTCAGGACATATCAGTAGTTGATGATATTGTTTTAAATTCAGACAATAAAAATCAATTTAATGAAGGCGAAGATACTCTTAGTATCATTTCCCGTGAAATAGATATGATTGAACGAGATTTAGATAAAACAAAATTAAAAGCAATTATTAAAGATATATACATGGAGAGTTTTAAATTATGAATAATAATAAATTAGAAATAGAAAATGAAGAAGATGTTTCCTTGGAATATGATTTGGAGAGATATGAGAAACTTAATAAAAAGTTAACAAGTGAAGATATTGATCCAAAAACCCTTAATATAATAAGAAAGTCACATTGTAGTTACTATGGATATAGAACAAAATCTTTAAATGGTGGAATTGCTTATAGTTATACCAGTTTATATTTACCACCAAAATGTTATGTAGCAAGATCAAGAGTTCATGAGCATGGTGTATTTGCAGCAATGGATATTGAACCAGGTGAAACTATAGAAGAAATGAAAACTATTATTCTTGATACTACAACTAATACAGTTAACGATTGGGTGATAAAACGATATGGTAGAATATGGGAATGTGATTGTGATATTTGTAAATTGAATGGAAAAACATTTTATATTCCCACAGGAAATGGAATGTTGTATAATCACTTTAACGATCCAAATGCTTATTTTCAATTAGAAAAACCGTTCAGAAGATTGAAAACAATTGCTCTTAGAAAAATTAAAAAGGATGAAGAAATATTTGTATATTATGGTAAAGAGTATTTAAAAATTATGGATGAAACTATTGAAATGTATTCAAGACCAGATATTGTTGAAACTGGTCTTGAATATAAATCACACGAAAAATATTCAACTACTAATTCATCTGATAAAAAAAGTTGTGGATGTGGAAAAAAACAAAAAACATTAAATGATTCATCAAATGACAACGAAAAATTAAATAAAATTGTAGATGATAAAGAACAAGATCAAAATAAAGTAGAATTTAGATCTATGATTGTTCCAGAGAAAAAATTATGATTATTTTTGAAAAAGTAAGATTTAAAAACTTTGGATCATTTGGGAATAACTATACAGAAATTGTATTAAATAAAAACAATACAACTTTGATCTGTGGAAATAATGGAAGTGGAAAATCTTTTGCATTTTTAGATTCAATTACATTTGCTTTATTTGGTAAACCATTTAGAAAAATAAATATACCACAATTAGCAAATTCAATTAATTCTAAAAATTGTTTAGTAGAGATTGAGTTTTTAAAAGGAAATGAAAAGTTTATAGTCAAACGAGGTATAAATCCTAGAATATTTGAAATTTATAAAAATGGAAATCTAGTTGATCAAGATGCTAAAACTGCGGATTATCAAGAATATTTAGAAAATCAAATATTAAAAATGAATTATAAAACATTTACCCAGGTAGTGATTCTTGGTAGTTCTTCTTTTGTTCCATTTATGCAACTGACAGCAGCGGATCGCAGATCAGTGATTGAAAATATTCTTGATATTAATATCTTTAGCATTATGAATGTTATACTAAAGGGGAAAATTCTTTCTCTCAAAGAAAACATTAAAGATCTAAATAACAAACTTGAAATTGAAAGAAATAAGATTAGTATTCAACAAAGTTATATTCTAACTCTTGAAAAGAAAAATGATGAAGACAATGATGATAAATTATCTCGTATAAAAGAACTTGAAGATAGAGTTCGTATCATTGAGGCAAAAATTTTAATTGAGGGTATGCAAATTGGAACAGAAAATGATGAGATTGATTCTTGCATTAGTAAGATAAAGGAAAGAAAAGAAAAATTAAAACAAATTCAATCCCATCTATCTGAATTGAATAGTGTTAAAAAAACTACACAAAAACAAATTCAATTCTTCAAAGACAATTGTACATGCCCAACTTGTTCACAGGAAATTAGTGAACATTGGAAAAAAGATAAAATTGTTCAGTGTAATCTTGATATATCAAACACAGACGATAGTCTTTATCATGGTAATGAAGCAGTAGAACAAATTGAAGAACATATAACTGCTTTGGAAACAAGTCTTGAGAATGGAAGACAAAAGCAATCAGAATATAGGGCAGCACTCAAGGAGATTGAAAACTATAATAGAGAAATAGAGAAGATTAAGTTTACTTTGAACAAGTCTGTTGTTGTTGATAATTTAGAAATAGAGAAAGAAAAATTAAATCAACTTGAGGGTGGTTATAAGGTGTTAGAGGACGAACGAACAGTTTATTCTGATGATCTCATGTATCATGAACTTGCTAATGAACTCCTCCGAGATGGTGGTGTTAAGACAAAAATTATTAAATATTATCTTCCACACATGAATAATTATATTAATAAATATCTTACATCTATGGATTTTTTTGTTCAATTTAATCTTGACGAAGAGTTTAACGAGCAGATAAAATCTCGCTATCGTGATGAGTTTTCTTATATGAATTTTAGTGAGGGTGAAAAAATGCGTATTGATTTGGCACTGCTATTGGCATGGCGAGAAATTGCTCGTTTTAAAAATAGTATCAGTTGTAATCTTTTAATTCTTGATGAAGTGTTTGATTCTTCCTTAGATACTGGTGGGATTGATGAATTAATGAAACTTTTAAAAATTATAAGTGATAAAACAAATGTTTATGTTATTAGTCATAAAGCAGATCAATTAGTTGATAAATTTGTAAATATTATTTATTTTGAAAAGAAAAATAATTTTAGTAAATTAATAAATAATTAAAATGAATACAGATAATTTAAATTTCAGGGGCAAGTTTAAACAATATGACGCAGATGGAAATGTTTATATTTACAACATAGGAGATGCTGTAGAATATAAAGGTCAAAAATTTGTTGCTGTTCGTCCTACTTCTGGCGTTACTGTTCCTGGTAGTAAAGCAAATGAAAATATATGGAAAGCACTTGCTGCTGGATCTGGATTTTATATTCAAGATCAACCACCAGCAACACAAACTGCTGGTGATCGTTGGTATAGACCAACATCGTCTATATTATATACTCTGATAAATCAGGATAATAATTACATTTGGGTTGAGTTATAATTTATATATGCTATAATAGGAGTTAATATGAATAAAGATTATGATCGTGATAGAGAAAAGAATCGTAAGCGTAAAGAATTTAAGTTAAAGTCTGTTGAGAAGAAAGAAAATATATCAAAAAGAAATAAACTTAAACAAAATTTACGAGAATATATGAGTGGAAGTCATGAATCTAAAGATTTCACTGACGAAGAATACTTTGAATGAAAACAATTATTATGAAACCTGTGACCTTTTCAAAAAATACATTATCGATACTTAAAAATTTTTCAAGTCTAAATTCAAATTTACTGGTTAAACCAGGAAATATAATTAAAACCATTACCCCTTCTAAAAATGGAATGGCAATTGCTTCTGTTGAAGAAAATTTTACAACAGAATTTGGTATTTGGGATTTAAGTAAATTTTTAGGAGTTGTTAGTTTATTTAATACTCCTATTTTTGAATTTGAACAAAAAAGCATGAAAATCAAAGGTAGTGGTAGTTCTGTTGTTAACTATTATTATGCAGAACCAAGATTGCTATCTGTTCCAACAAAAGATGTAATAATGCCAGAAATAAATGTCAGTATTACTATGACAGAAAAGCAATTTATAGAACTCCAAAAGGCGGCATCGGTGATGCAATTATCAGATTTATCCTTTAAATCTGATTCTGGAACTATTGTCGCTATGGTATCTGATCTGAGTGATCCAACAAGTAACAGTTATAAGGTTACTGTTGAGGAAAAATATAGCGGACCAGAATTCTTGTTTAATTTTAAAATGGAAAATATTAAGATTCTTTCTGGAGACTATAAAATTAATTTTGCTAAAAATATTGTTGGTGAGTTTATTCACAAAGGAATGTCACTGACATACTGGTTTGCCATGGAAGCGAACACTTCAAAATATGGATCATAATGATGAAACCTGAAAATTTTCTGTGGGTAGAGAAATATCGTCCGCAGACCATTGAGGAGTGTGTTCTCCCCATGTCGCTGAAGTCAACCTTCAGCGACATGGTTGCTAAAGGGGAACCACAGAATTTACTTCTCTCTGGTACTGCTGGTATTGGCAAGACAACCGTTGCCAAGGCACTTTGCAATGAGATGGAGTGTGACTGGATTATTATCAATTGTTCAGAGGAAGGTAATATTGATACCTTACGAACAAAGATTAGGCATTTTGCTAGTACAGTATCACTTGACGGGGATAGAAAAAAGGTAGTAATACTTGATGAGTTTGACTACTCAAATGCAAACAGCATACAACCAGCGTTGCGTGGTGCTATTGAGGAGTTCGCAAATAACTGTAGATTTATTCTAACATGCAATTACAAGTCTCGTATAATTGAACCAATTCATTCCCGATGTACTTGTATTGATTTTGTCATACCATCGGGGGAGAAACCAGCGATTGCTGCAAAGATGATGGAGCGTTGCTCCTTTATTCTAAACCAAGAGGGAGTAAAATTTGATAAGAAGGTGCTTGGACTTTTAATTATGAAGCACTTCCCAGATATGCGTAGGGTTCTAAACGAACTTCAACGATATTCTGTATCCGGGACTATTGATGTTGGCATACTATCATCAGTTGCTGAACTTGAGATTAAAAACTTAATGACTGCCCTTCGCAATAAAGACTTTGCTACGGTTCGTCGTTGGGCAGCGTTGAACGCCGAAGGATCTCCACAAGAAATCTACAGAAAAATCTACGATACTCTTGGAGACAACCTAGAAAACCAGAGTATTCCAGAGGCAATTTTGGTCATTGCAGAGGCACAGTACCGCTCTGCTTTTGTTGCTGACCAAGAAATTAATCTAGTGGCATGTCTTGTACAACTTATGATGTCTTGTACATTTAAATAAAATGCTCTCTGATTTTTTAAATTCAATCAACCAAACCAAGCAAAACTTAATTTCTAAAGATCCAAATTTAGAAAAAGAGTATGTTCCATTTGTCGTAAACAAGTGTCTGTCCTATTTTCCAGACACAATCTTTTATGCCAACAAGATGAATCAGTCATCTGGACTGGACAAAAAGATGCAATATGACTATTATCTGCACTCTGTGTCCAAACGAAAGAGGTTTTCTAAATGGATTAAACCAGAAGAAAACAAGGATATAGAGGTGGTTAAAGAAGTATTTGGATACTCGGATGCCCGTGCCAGAGAAATAATTGATCTTCTTCCTATGGATAAATTACGCGATCTAACACAAAAGGGGGGTCAAAAAAGATAAAAATATAAATATTTTCTGTCAAACTGGAGTATATTATGATTGAAGATATTTTTGAGGGATTAGGTATAGAAATTAAATTAAATTCAGAAGAAGACTTCCTCAAGGTAAAAGAAACCTTGACCCGTTTGGGAGTGTCTTCTAAAAAAGAAAATAAATTATATCAAAGTTGCCATATCTTGCATAAACGTGGAAGATATGCTATTATGCATTTTAAAGAAATGTTTATTCTTGATGGTTTAGAAAGCGACATATCAGATGACGATATCGCAAGAAGAAACACAATAGTTAAACTTCTTGTCGAATGGGGATTATTAACTGTAGTAGATTCTAAATCATATGCAGAACCACAACTTTCTTTAGCAAGATTAAAAATCATAGCGCATAAAGACAAAGATAAATGGCAATTGATACCTAAATATCACATAGGTAAGTAACATGAAAGGTTTATATTATGGAAAAAATACAAGCATTTGGTGCTCCATTTTCAATAGAACATTCATCTTGTTCTGATTTAAAACCCAAAACATTTGAATGGACAACAGAAGATTGTCCAATAAAAGTATTCATAGATGGAGAAATTTTATCTGGTGCAAAATATGTTAAAAAACCAGGAGAAATTAAAGTTGCGTGGATATGTGAGTCTAGAGCAATATTTCATTTGATGCATGTTCCACGCGATACATGGGAAAGAGTTTTGGAAACTATATGCGATTCTTACGATTTGGTTTTTACTTCTGAAAAAACTTTTCTTTCTAGTCATCCAAAAATTCAATTTGCTTATGCTGGCAGTAATCTCCCATGGATTAAACACACTCCAGCAGAAATAGAAAAAACTAAATTAGTTTCTTTGATTGCATCTCATAAAAATTTTACATATGGTCATAAAATAAGACATGGACTAGCAATAGAATTACAGTCAAAAATTGATTTATATGGTGGTGTATTGAATTCTAAAAAAATTACTGGAGTAGATAAGTGGGATAAGTCGCAAGGTTTAGTAGATTATATGTTTTCGTTTGTTGTAGAAAACGACATGTACGAAACATATTATACTGAAAAATTAACAGATTGCTTTATGACTGCAACAGTACCAATTTATTGGGGATCCCCAGATATTGGAAAAATTTTCAATACAGATGGTATAATTATGTTGACTGGTAAATTTGATATTTCTAGTTTAACTTATGAATTATATGAATCAAAACTTGAAGCAATTAAAAATAATTACAATATAGTTCAAAATCTAGAAATGGCAGATGATTATCTTTATGCTAGAATAAAGGAATTTAATTAATGATATATTTTTGTCAGGTTGATGCATCCAGAAAAGATGCAATGAAGCAAGCAGAGATACTTGAAAAATCTTTTCAGTCAACTGGTCAACCTGGAAAATTAACTATTATTAGAACCGGAGACTATAAAGAAAAATATAAAAAATTAAATTTAGATACAACATATCCAGTATATAAAAGGCATATTGCAATAATTGATTATATTGAAAAACACAATTTATTCAATGAAGATATAATGATTTTAGATCCTGATATGTTTTTTAATAAAAAATTTGATATAGGAGTAGTGAAAGAAAATAAACTCTATGCAACTCCGTGGGTCATTAATTACCATGTTGATTTAGAAGATTTTCCTGAAATTTTAAAAAAACTTAAATCTCTTAAAATTATTTCAAATGGTACAAATTTTATTCCCTTCGCTGCACCATATTATGGTAAAGGAAAGGTAATATGTGATATATCAAAAGTACATTTAAATATAGACAAATATTTAAGAACATCAACTTTTATTCAGAATAGATGGATAACTGAAATGTATAGTTTATCTATTGCGCCTAGTGTTTCTGGATATGAAATTATTTATCATAATTTATCATTATACAGTAACATACACCAAACAAAAATAGAAATATATCAGTCCATGCCAATAATACATTACTATTCAAAATTAATGTCAAAAAGTTCTGATCCAGCGTCTGATAGAATATTATTTATTTCAAAATATGATATGGGTGATATTAATAAAATGCAAGCAGCAATAAACAGATTTAAGGATCCATCTGATGATTATTCAAAATATATGTTTCCACATTACAAAGAGTGGTTTAAATGAATTTATCTTTTACTGCAAACAGAACTGGTTACGCTAATCAATTATTGTACATAGAATCTGTAGTTGGTATATGTTACTTAATGAACGCAAAATGTAAAATTTATAATGATCATTCATCATATCAATATTCATATACAAATTCATTAAGTAAATATTTAAATATTCCATGGGATGTTACTTTTTATTCAAAAGAAATACCAAAAATAGATTCAATGATAAATTTTCACAGATCAGTGTACTATACTGATGATGATTGGAAAAATCCATATGTAGAATCAGATTTTTTATTTGGAAGAAACATAATAACAAAAAACATTTTTAAAAAAAATAAATACAATTCAATAGTTGGATTTGGATTGTATTCTTCTTTTTATTATGGAGACAGGCAATCAGAAGTTAAAGATTTCTTAAAAACAATAACATTTACCGATGAAATTATGGATGCCAAAAATAAAATTTTAGATCATCTTTTAGATAATTATAAATGGTTTAATGCTTTACATATAAGAAGGGGAAACTTTAATCAGTGGATTGGTGCTAAAAAATATATTTCAAATATAACAGAATCTTCAATAATAAATGATATTAATAAAAATTTTAATAATGATTATCCCATAGTTGTGTTTACTGATGACAATAAATTTTTTGATTCACTTAAACAACAATTTAAAAAAAATGAATTGTTAAATTTTAATACTATTGCAAGTGAATATAACAATGATATATTAACACTAATAAGCATGTTAATTGGTGGAGAGAGTCATAGATTTTTAGGCACTGTGCAAAGTACATTTACTGGTATGATTCATCGCTATAGAGAATTAAATGGTCTTGATCATAACTTTAAATATATTTCAAATGGAATAAATGTATCAAGCAACATGCTTCCATCTGGTTTTCCATATTCTTGGAATCATACATATTATAAACGCATAGGTGAAATGGCATTTTGGATGCGTGAATGGAAGGAATGTTTATAATGAAGACTGAAATTATATCTTTTTATTGTGATATAGACAATAGAACATACTATAGTGATCATGCTCGTAGATTTAGAATAAATTGCAATGAAAATAATATTCCCCATGATGTTAGAGAATTAAAATCTCGCGGTGAATATAGACTTAACTGTTTAGCAAAACCTAAATTTATTTTAGATATTCTTAATGAAAAAAAGAAACCAATAGTTTGGATGGATGTAGATTCTATAATTCATAATGAATTATCAGTTTTTGATACTTTGCAAGATAAATGTGATATGGCATTTGCATATCAAAGTATTGATCCATCAAAATCTATAAACACTCCAAAGGCATCTCCAATATATGTAACATATTCTCCAATCGTATTGGAGTTTTTATCATATTGGGTTGAAAGGTGTGAAGAAAATTTAAGAGATCAAACTATAAAAGTATTTGATCATGAAATATTAATGTTTCACGTTCTTCCCGTGTTCTTACCAAGAATGAGAATTGCTGCACTTCCTATAAATTATGCAATATGGCCTGGAACTGCAATTCCAGGTAATATGACACCAATGATAACTATGGGAATTGCTGATGGACAATCTAAAGAGAAATCTCTAAGAGAAATGGGATTAAACGAAGAAATGGTAAAATTTAATTTAGTTGGTGATGCTATATGAATATAAATTTATTTGTTTCTTTTTGGAAATCCGATTCTGACGTCAGAAATTTAGAAATAATCGACACTTACATTGAAAATGCATCTATTGATATATTTCATAATATCTATATTTTTATAGAAAATGAACTAGATACTGAATATTTGGATAATTCTATACATTCTGTAATTGAGACTTCTGGAACTAAAAGTAAAATTCATTATATTGTGTTAAACGAAAGAACAACATATCAATCAATAATTGATTTTATTAATACAATTTCATCAGTTAATGATATTAATGTACTTGCTAACAGTGATATATTATTTAATCATTCTTTGTTTAAACTTGAAACTAAGTTAGATCATAATACATTTTATTGTATTACAAGACATGAATTAGATGGTTCATTATATTGGATTAGAAATACTAGTATCACTGAAATTTATATAGGATCTCAAGATGTGTGGATATGGAAAGGGATTTGCAAAATAAATAATGCTAATTTTCATCTGGGGATTCAAGCGTGCGATCATAGAATTGCTTATTTAGCAAATCAATATGGTTATTCAGTTAAAAATCCGTGTTTGAGCATCATTACGACACATAATCATAAATCAAATATTAGATCTGGATCATCTTATGATGTTAAAGCAAAACTGAATCCTCCATATTTATTTTTAAAACCAATATTTTTAAATGATTCTATAGAATTTTTTGTTGATGGTGGAATACCAAATACATTGTTATTGACTGAGGAAGATCATGATTAATTATTTTGTAGAATATTGGGATTGTGGAAATGAACAGAGAAATTTAGAAATTATTAATTGTATTAATAATAATATACACTCAAAGTTATTTACTAATATTTTTATATTCTCATCTTCTAAAGAAGATAGAATTGATCACACAATTATTTCAAATGAAAGAATAACATATCAGTTTATTTTTAATAATTCATTAGATGGTGTCAATATACTTGCAAACTCTGATATTCAGTTTGATGAATCAATATTACTTTCACAAAATATAAAAGATGATGAATTTTATGCTCTTACCAGATACGAAGATGATGGATTTAGACATAAACATGATGATCCTTATTTTGGATCGGATTCACAAGATGTTTGGATATGGAAAAATAAATGCAAGATATCAGATGCTAATTTTTATCTTGGTTTACCTGGGTGTGATAATAAAATAGCATATCATGCCTTTCAGCATGGATACGAAGTAACAAATCCTTCTCTGACTATTAAAACATATCATAAACACTCCACAGAACTCAGAACAGGAACTACTTCTGATATTATACATAGAATTGATCCACCATATGCTTTAGTGTATCCATCGGAATTAATACTATGAAATTTTTAACTTTTTTAAATAATGGTTGTGTTGATATTTGTAAAAATATGCTTAGATCTGCTGAACTTGTAGGCATTTCTATGGATGATTTTTATGTTGCGTGTTTAGATTCTGTTTCGTATGAAAAAATGAAAGAGTATCCAAGATCATTTTTATGGACAGAACAAGAGATAACAGAATATCAAAATTGGACATTTGATGAAAATAGTGGATTTAGAAAAATTGTAAAACTAAAATGGAAATTGATATCAGAGATTTATAAAGAACATAAAAATTTATGCTGGGTTGATACTGATATAGTGTTCAAGCAAGATCCAACACAATTAATTGAAAACAATCAATATATGTTATTTCAATGTGATAGACCTGGAAGTTTAATCTGTTCTGGATTTATGGTGTTCAATAATAGTTCTGAATGTGAACAATTAATAACTGAATGTTCTATTCGTGATTCAGAAGATGATCAGTTATTGATCAATGATCTTGCTGAAAAATATAAAAATAATATTGCACTTCTTGGTTTGGAATATTTTCCAAATGGACATGTTTATTATAAACAAGGAATTAAAGATAAAGCAATTATTATACACAATAACCATATGGTTGGTGTTGATACAAAAATGCAAAAATTTAAAGAAGAAAATTTATGGTATATATGAGAGATATTTTTAGACCTAAAGCACTTTATTCTGTGTATCCTCCTTATCATACAGGAGAATATCAAGAAGAATATTTTTATCGTAGATGGTACGAGAGCAATATCAAATCTGATAGAAAATATATTGATATATTTTGGACAAACTTATATTGTAATGCTTCACAATTAAATATCAATCCTCCAAATATTCAAGAAGAACTGAATAATACTTTAGATTGGAATGGTAAGTATTTTACTATTTGTCAACATGATGATGGTCCTTTTGAAGAATTACCGCCAGACACTGTTTTTTTTGTTTCTGGTGGTAATAAAAATTTTACAAAAAAAGTAGCATTACCATCTATATGTTCAAAAATTCCAATTATAAATTATGTTGAAAATAATCATAGACCTTTGCTTGCATCTTTTGTTGGTTCAAATACACACCCAGTTAGGCAAGAAATGTTTCGTGCTTGCTACAATCATCCAAAAATAAAAATACAAATTAAACAGTGGAATCCAGTTGTTAGTTCAGATGATTTTAATTTATTTGCTAATTTAGCATATCAAAGTAAATTTACACTTTCTCCTAGAGGATATGGGAGGAGTAGTTTTAGAATGTATGAAGCTATGCAATTAGGATCAATTCCTGTTTATATTTTTGATGAACCGTATTTGCCATGGGAAGATGAATTAAATTATAGTGAATTTTGTGTTTTGATTGACAAACCAAAAATACCAGATATAGTGTCGATCCTAGAAAGTTATTCGGAAGAAGATTTAATCAAAATGAGAGAAAAAATGAAACAAGTATGGGAATCTCATTTTTCATTAGAAGGTATGTTTCAGCAAGTTGTTAAGCGTCTTCCTAATTATTCTTGACATTATACATATAATAAATGAAAGGTTTTTGTAATGCAAAAAATAGTGATCACTGGTGGTCTTGGTTATATTGGTTCTGAACTTTGCAAACTATATTCTGGGGAATCTCGTTTTAAAAATATTATTGTGGTAGATAAGAGATTTGTCTCAGAGAGAGTAAAACAACTAAGAGATTGGGGCATAGAATTCATTCAAGCATCTATCTTGGATGAAAATGCAATTGCAGATATTGTTAAGGATGCCGATGTTGTAATTCATTTAGCGGGAATCACTGATGTTGCATATGTAAAAACACAATCAAATGTTGAGCAAGATAAAGAAATAATTGAAACTGGAATTACTGGCACTAAAAATATAATTAAGCACGTTAAGAAAAATTGCAAAATTATATTTCCATCCACGCATGTTGTTTATGAAGGATTCAGTGAGACTCGTACAGACTTGACTGAATCTGAACCACCATGCCCAGTTTTAACTTATTCTACGGTAAAAGTGCAATCAGAAGTAGATTTTGCTACATCTGATGTAAATTATGTCATTCTTCGTTTGGGGTCTGTATATGGATATTCAACAGACACCATGCGAATGGGCATCATGCCAAACTTATTTTCAAAGATTGCATCACAGAACGGAACAATTAAATTATTTTCTGGTGGTGTTCAACTCAAGAGTCTTGTTCCAATATTTGATGTTGCTCGTTGCATAAAATTTATGGCAGAGCGTCCCGACATTCAGCGTGAAATATTTCATCTTGCTAAAGAAAATATGACAGTAAAACAAGTCGCAGAATTGTGTAAAAAAATTAATCCAAAACTTACAATTATTGAAACGCAGGATGAAATTCCAAATCTTGGTTATACCATTTCAAATCAAAAATTACTAAACACAGGATTTGAATTTAGATACAATATTCGCCAGTGTATGGAGGAAATGATTCACAATTGGTCAAAGAAAAAAATTAATCCAGCACTTGAATACATTGATCGTGGTGGTAAAGAATTTATTGATTCTCGCGGTAGAATCAACAACTACGAACTCACAGAACCAATTAACTTGATTGGGTATATCGAATCAAAGAAAGGTACTGTTCGTGCTAATCATTATCATCCAATTCAAGAGCAAAAGTGCTTGCTCGTTAAGGGGCAATATATCAGTGTGATTAAGGATCTATCAGTTCCAAATGCTCCGATTGAGACTAGAGTTATAAATGAGGGTGATATTGCAATTATCAAACCAAATGTAGCACATGCAATGGTATTTACTGAGGATTCTGTTTTTTTGAATCTTGTTCGTGGTGAAAGAGAACACGAAAATTACGGTGTCACGCACACCATCCCATACAAGTTGGTTGATGATGCTTTTAAAAACATTCTTTTAAATAATTATGTAACTTCTTGTAGATCTTGTAAAAATAAACATTTAAATAGGATGATTTCTCTTGGATTGTCTCCTCTAGCAAATAATTTAAAAGACAATTTAAATCAATTTGTTGATATGTTTCCATTAGAAGTTAATTATTGTTCAAATTGTCATAACTGTCAATTATCAGTATCTGTTCCATCTGAAAAAATGTTTGATAATTATCTTTATGTTTCATCAACTGCTTCATCTTTTAGAAAACATTTTGAAGAAGCAGCAATTAATTATATTAATAAATTTAAATTAGATAAAAATGACTTGGTAGTTGATATTGGAAGCAATGATGGAATAGCATTAAAACCATTAATGGAAAATAATATTAAAGTAATTGGTGTAGAACCAGCAAAAAATATTGCAAAACTTGCAAATGATACAAATATATTTACTATTAATTCTTATTTTGATTCAGATGTAACTAAAACAATTTTAAACAAATATGGTAAAGCAAAAATTGTTACTGCTTCAAATGTGTTTGCGCATTCACCAAATCTTAAAGAAATAGCACTCAATGCATTAGATTTACTAACAGATGATGGTGTTTTTATAATAGAAGTTCAATATCTAATGGATACCATAAAAGATTTAACATTTGATAATATCTATCATGAACATGTAAATTATTGGAGTGTTACTTCTTTGAAAAATTTCTTTGAATCCATAGGTGCATTAATTATAGATGTAGAACATATTAATACTCATGGTGGATCAATTAGAGTTTATGTTACTAAAAGTAATAAACAAACATATCAACAATCACCTTCTGTTGATATGTTTGTAGAAAAAGAAAAAATATTTGGATTAACCGAATTTTCAACTTATTTTAATTTCGGTAAAGATATTGAAAATATTAAAAATATTGTAAACCAAAATTTAAATAAAATCAAAACAAAATATAAAAACATAGTTGCATATGGATCACCAGCAAAAGCGACTACTTCTTTAAATTATTTTAAAATAGATAATTCTGTTATTAAATACACAATAGAGGATAATGAACTTAAAAATGGTAAATTTATTCCTGGAGTGAATATTCCAATCAAAAACAAAAATTTTATTAATGATTCTTTTCCTGATATTGTGATTGTTTTGGCGTGGAACTTTTTTGATTTAATTGTTAATAATAATAAAAATTTAATAGACAAAGGTGTTAAATTTATTAATATAAAAGATTTGTATAAGTCTACATTCGAAATGGAATAAAAATAAATAATTTAGAAAAATTTGATAATTATATTAAAGAAGAATATAATAAATTAAAATTGCAATTTATTAGTAAAGGTAATAATTATTTAATTTGGTTTATCATAAAATAAAGGAAAATATAAATGAATCATATCTACATGCAAGAACAATTTGGCGAAGCTTGGTTTACTTATCCAAATTTATATAAATCTATTGTTGAGCATTTCCCAAGCGAATCTCATTTTGTTGAAGTTGGATCATGGAAAGGAAAATCATCTGCGTTTATGGCAGTTGAGATAGCAAATAGTGGCAAAACTATTAAATTTGATTGTGTTGATACATGGGAAGGTGGACCCGAACATAAACATATGGATAATTCCAAACTATATGAATTGTTTATATCAAACATGCAACCATTAGAAAAATATTATACACCAATTAAATCAAAATCAATAGATGCATCTAGATTATATGAAGATAAGAGTTTAGATTTTGTTTTTATCGATGCTTGTCATGAATAGGAATGTGTTATTGAAGATATTAATGCATGGTATCCAAAGGTCAAGAAAAACGGCATACTTGCTGGGCACGATTACATCTATGAATTTTCTGGTGTTATTCGAGCGGTTAATGAACTTATAGGTGTAAATAATATTCAAACATCTGAAAATTGTTGGATTCATAGAATCGTATGAAAAAAGTAGCAATTATAACTGGAGTTTCTGGTCAAGATGGTTCTTATCTTGCAGAATTTTTATTACAAAAAGGATACGAAGTTCATGGAATTATACGCAGATCTTCTTCTTTTAATACTGGGAGAATAGATCATTTGATGAATAATCCAGATGTGAATGGTAAAACATTTTTTGTTCATTTCGGTGATCTATCTGACTATACTTCTCTTGAAAAATTAATCAATAAATGCAATCCAGATGAAATTTATAATCTTGGGGCACAAAGTCATGTCAAAGTTTCATTTGACATTCCAGTTTACACTGGTGAAGTTGTTGCAATTGGTACCCTAAACTTACTTGAAGCAATTCGTTCTTATCAAGAAACAACAGGTAAAAAAATAAGATATTATCAGGCATCATCTAGTGAGATGTTCGGCAAAGTCCAGGAAGTTCCTCAAAAGGAAACTACTCCTTTTTATCCACGATCTCCATATGCATGTGCCAAGGTATATGCTCATTACTTGTCTATTAATTATCGTGAATCTTATGGTATTCATGCTTCGTGTGGAGTTCTTTTTAATCATGAAAGTCCAAGACGAGGAGAAACATTTGTCACTCGTAAAATAACAAGAGCAGTTGGTAGAATTTATCATAAATTACAAGATAAATTATATCTTGGAAATCTTGATTCATATAGAGACTGGGGATTTGCTGGTGATTATGTGGAAGCAATGTGGATGATGTTGCAAAGTGAGACACCAGATGATTATGTAATTGCAACTGGAAAGATGATAACTGTTAGAGAATTTTGTGAAAAAGCATTTGCAACTTTTGATATGGATTATCGTGATCATGTCGTGGTTGATTCTAAATATTTTAGACCAGCGGAAGTTGATCAGTTACTTGGTGATTCAACAAAGGCAAAGAATAAATTAGGATGGACTCCAAAGGTAAATGTTGATCAATTAATTGCAATGATGTCAAATTATGATTTTTCTTTAGCAAGAAAAGAAGCACTTACTGAAATAATAAAATAATACTTTCATATATACAATAAAGGATATTTGTAATGGATAAACCAAAAGTAACATTGTGTATGATTGTTAAGAATGAGTCGCATATTATTCATGAGTGTCTAGAGACAATTCATAAGTATGTTGATTATTGGGTGATTTCTGATACTGGTTCCACAGATGGAACACAAGATATAATTAAGAGGTTTTTTGCTGAAAAAGGAATTCCAGGTGAACTTCACCAAGATGAATGGAAAGGATTTGGATATAATAGAACTTTAGCACTTCGTCATTGTGATGGAAAAGCAGAATATGCTTGGATGATTGACGCTGATGATAAAGTTGATGGAAATTTTATATTTCCACCAGAAATGACAGCAGATGCTTATATTCTCCGAATGGGAAGACCCGAGTTCTCTTGGTGGAGAACACAAATATTCAAAGTAGATTCCAAATGGGAATATCGTGGTGTTTTGCATGAGTATCCAGCATGTACTGGAAAAGAACAACCAGTTCTTATGAGAATTGCAGGAGATTATTATCTGAACGCTAGAACTCTTGGTGCTAGAAATGTTGGAATAACTCCAGTTGAAAAATATTCTAGAGATGCAGAAATTCTAGAAACAGCGTTACTAGAAGAACCAACCAATACTCGCTACATGTTTTATCTTGCGCAATCTTATTTTGATTCTCAGCAATGGGAAAAGGCAATTGAAGCATATTTGAAAAGAGCAAAAGCAGGTGGTTGGGAAGAGGAAGTTTATTATTCTTTATATCGAATTGGAATAGCGAGAGCAATGCTAGATAGACCATGGCCTGAGATACAGGCATCATTTCTTGATGCATATAATTTTAGACCAACAAGAGCAGAACCATTATATCATATAGCACAAGTCTTACGACAAAAATATAATCAACCAGGAGCAGCATTTGTTTTTGCTAGAGCAGCAGCAGAATTACCTTTTCCAAAAGATGATATTCTGTTTGTTGCTAATGCAATTTATGATTACGCAGCACTTGATGAACTTGGTGCAACGGCATTTTACGCTAGAAAACCAGAGTTAGGATATTTAGCATGTAGAAAATTATTGGAAGAAGGTAAAATTCCAAAGACCGAAATACCAAGAATACAAGAAAATTTTAAACAATATAAAACGATTATAGATCAATTTGCTGAATATAATAAAAAAATTCAACAACAAATGGATGAATTGAATAAAAAGCAAGAAACAATAAAAGAAAATAGTATTTCAAAAACTCCTAAATATAAAGAGAAAAAGAAAGCTAGTCGCTAACTTATCTTGGAGTAGGAAATAATGAAAAATGGGTTTTCCCGTTTCACCACAACCATCACCAGGTGATACTTATTCGGCAGAAGGAAGATTATGGACATATGACGGATTCGGATGGAGATTTCTCGGAGCATCTGGATCTGTCAATGTTTTATTATCCGGATTAATAAATTATACAATTGGAATAACTTCTCCATCTGGTCCACATCATGGAGATAAATGGTATCATTTAAATGATGCTGTCGAATACACTTATATTTTAGATTCCAATAATACTAGTCATTGGATAGAAATTGGTTATGGGTGTCCGACGATAGGTGGAGAGACAGGAATAAATTTTCCAACAACTGAATGCGTTGGTGATTTATATGAATATGATTCCAGGATATGGGTTTATAAAGGATACGCCTGGAAGGTAGTGTGTCAAAATATTGGAGATGCGGAATTTACGTTTGGATTAACTGCACCAACTCCAGTCCGAGCGGGACATAGATGGGTTGACAGCGCATCTGGTATTTTATTTACATTTGTTGATGACTATGATCCATCTGGTCAAACTGGTCAATGGGTTGCATTTGATAATAGTCCAGTTATGATTGGTCCAACTGGACCAACTGGATCTACTGGATTGCCTGGTCCTCCTGGAATTGGAATTCCAGTTGGTGGTGTTACATGGCAATCGATAATAAAAACAGGAACTAATAATTTTGATGTAAAATGGTCAAGTCTTGATCCTTTAGTATATTTTTCTGCATTTGGTAGAACATCTGGTGACTTTAACATAGTTTATTATTCTGGTGGCACACTTGATTTTCCAACGGGAGCAACATATTCTAGACAAATTATAGGAGGTCCAAATAATTTATTTGGAAACTCAAGAGTTTGGTTGGTTGAGGGATCAACTTATTCTGGTTCTGGTGGTCCAGGATCTTATGGTTCTGGAAGTATATCATTTTCTCCAAGTCCAACAATATTAGAAGCAGATTACAGTGTTGCTTGGAGAGGAAAGGTTGAAGAACCATTTGATACAGGATATGCTAATTTTGTTATTGGTCTGTTTAGAACACACGCAGGTTTGTCTCCAGAAGATGCAATACTGGTAAATGATGTCGGATCAATGGAAAAACTAGTTGGATTTTACAATGATCTAACAACTGGAAATTGGAGAGCATCTGTTTGGAGAAATTATTATAATTTACCATATGGAGGGGAAATATCTGGATACGATACTGGAGTTGGAGTAACATTTTTAACTGATTTGCAAGTAATTGTTTCCAAAAAAGGAACAAATGCAAAATTTTATGTAAATGGTAAACAAGTTTATGAACAAGATGGTGATCTTCCTGGATCTGCTAATCTTAACGCAAGAATGGTCCATGGCGTAAATGCTAGAATGTTTGGAAGTACATTAGATGCATATCCTGGGGGAATAACTTCAGCATTGCAAACACATAGTTTACAGATAAGAATACATCCATTAAATTCTATATTATCATTAATTCAAGGATCAACTGCTTCTGGTATATCAGGTCCAATTGGACCAACTGGAGGAAGAGGAGTTTTATATAAAACCGATGGAGTAACCAGTTATTATGAATTGTTTTTCGGTTCTCCTGGTCCAACTGGATTGACATTTGCAACAG